CGGGCTCTCGGTCAGGATGGCATGGGCACCATCCCAAAGTTCGCGGTCAATGATCGCCGCATGCTCGCCGGGGTAGCTGGTCCCTTTGTGAACGGCCTCGCCAATGTAGACCCGGTTGTTCAGCATCCGATAGATGAACTTCTTGTCGATGCGGTGGCCACGGCTGGTGGTGAGACCCCGTTCGGCAAGTTCCCGCGCCAGCTCTGTACCAGAACCGATCTCGATGAACCGGGCGAAAACCCAGCGAACATGGGCGGCATCGCCGGGGTTTTCGACCAGCTTCCGGGCTTTGACCTCATAACCCAGCGGGGGGCAGCCCCCCATCCACATGCCCTTCATCCGGCTGGCACGAACCTTGTCTCGGATGCGTTCCGCCGTCACCTCGCGTTCAAACTGCGCGAACGACAGCAGGATGTTTAGCGTCAGCCGCCCCATGGAAGTGGTGGTGTTGAAGGATTGTGTGACCGAAACGAAGGTCACGCCGTTGCGGTCGAACACCTCGACCAGCTTGGAGAAATCCATCAGCGAGCGGGACAGCCGGTCGATCTTGTAGACGACCACCACGTCAACCAGCCCATCCTCGATATCGGACAGCAGCCGTTTCAGGCCGGGGCGTTCCAGGGTGCCGCCGGATATGCCGCCGTCGTCATACTGATCGCGCACCAGCACCCAGCCTTCCGACCGCTGGCTGGCGATGTAGGATTCACACGCTTCACGCTGCGCATGAAGGCTGTTGAATTCTTGCTCCAGCCCTTCCTCGGAGGATTTGCGGGTGTAGACCGCGCAGCGCAGCTTGCGGACGACGGGTTTGTTCATGTTTTCCGGCCCTTCGCTCGCGCTTCGAGCGTTCGCGGCTGCGAACGATCCACCGGATCGTCCGCTGGCCTGCGGCCATCGCCGCTCACCCTCCGGTGGTTCTTCAGCCCAAAGAAGACCCAGCCGTTCCAGCGTGTGCCGGTGATGGCGCGGGCGATGGCCGACAACGACTGGTACGGCCGCCCCTGCCATTCGAAGCCACCTTGGGTCACGGTGACGATCTGTTCGACGCCTTGCCATTCGCGCAGCAACCGTGTGCCAGTGATCGGACGGTCGCGATCAGCCCGAATGCGGCGCGTGGTGATATTGCCGCCGTCAAGCTGTTCGCCCAGTGCTTCCAACCGCTTGATGGTTTCGGGCTTCAGCCCGCCATAGGCCAGTTCCTGGATGCGGTAGGCCAGGCGTGATTCAAGGTAGCGGCGGTTGAAGGGCGGCGGTTCGGTTTCGAACAGGTCGCGCCACTGCGCCTTCAGGTCAGGGGTCGATGTGGTCTTCAACGCAGCCAGGCGCGCGGGAATGGGGTCGGGTTTCGTCATGCGTCTCTCCGGTAGGTTGGAGTTGCATGAAGGCATTGGTCGGGCGGACAGTGTAGGCAACTTTCTCCAGTCTGGTCATAGACTTCGCCCCGTTCCCGCATCCGCAAACGGATCAGGCCAAGCGCCAACAGCCCGCACAGTTCGGCGCGGCGCTGGGCCGGGGTCAATTGGTCGGGTGGCAGTGCGTTGGGGCGTTTCATGAAGGGCAATTCCGTGCTGGCTTGCCCTTCTCCTACTCATGGCGGTGACCAACCGTCCCATCGACGGCAAATTGGTGTGCAACGCGTCTCCGGGACTCGACTCAGGGTTGATCAGGCTGCTAGAACATAATCGGAACGAACACGTCTTTAGCGAGGGTCTCCCGTGGGTTATGACATCAAGAAGTTCATCAATCCGAAGTTTCTCAAGAGCATCGAACTTGGGTTGATGCGGGAGCTTTTCATTCGGCACTTTGGCGAAGATGCCATGCCGGTCGCGTTCGACACCGAGGTGCCGATCGTCAGATCGGCGCTGACGAAATACTTCGAAGAACCCGTCACTGAGTGGCAGGAGGGGCTCGTCGCAGATCTGCATCGCGTCGCAGAACTGGGCAGCACCGAGGGGATGCAACTCATCCTGAACGAGGCACGTCGCCAAGGGGTGGCTCTTTACCCTGTTCCCGAGACCGAAGACACCGAGTCAGCGCCGATCAAGCACGAAGCCAAGCATGTGGCGCTGCACGCCTATCTGCATCACCACCAGATCTTCGAGGCGGCAGCTGACTTCCAGGCGCTGCGGGCACCAACGGCAATGGCGGAATTCAGGGGGCCAGAACGCGACGTTGGCGCCGATTTGACCGACGAAACCTCAGCGGCATTCAAGTCCGCCATCATGAAACTGTTCGCGCAGGACTTGCAGGGCGACTATTGCCGCCTCGGCCCCTACGAGGAGGAAGGCGAGATCAACCTTGTGGTCAGCCATGGCGCACCGGTTACGACGACGCCGGTTGTGGCCGGTGACCGTGAGCAGATCATTACCCTGCGTGCGGTGAAATATGCGGCCCTGCGCTATGCGCCAAACGAGGGGCTACTGCGCATCGGTGGCGTGCCGAAGGGACAGCAAGGTGAAGTGGCGGCAATCTTTGCTGAACACATCCTTGGGCGTCCAGGATTCTTCGCGGGCAAGGATGCGCGAGACCTCTACTCCCTCGAACCGATCACCCGTTTCGGCCCTGATTTTGTTTTTGACCATGCCTTTGACGAACGGATTCTCGACGTGCGGATCGTAGCGGCAGCGGCTGACTTCTTCGCCGAGGATGAAGATGGTGCATGGCGGTATGTGCGCACTTGGGAGTCGAAGGATGCCTCCGGCGCGGCGCTCCGGCATTTTAAAGCCAGCGAAGTGAGTTTTGGGCGAGGCTGGCGCTTGGGGGAAATCACGTTCCGGGTATTCTTCAAGAGCGACGCGAAACGGCCCGCAAAAGTCACGGTTCGGCTGAAACCGCCAGGGACGCTCGCTTTCCGCCGAACACGGTTTGAAAAGGCGATTCACGCGCTGGTGGCCCGCAACGGGCTGGAAAAGGATCGCGATGCTGACCTGGTTGTGGAAGCGGCTGAGTGATAGCGGGGCGGTAACGACGGTTTCCGGTCGGGCGCTAGGCCGATTTCCCGAGCGTAGTGTCGAGCGCTTGCTACGGGCGCGAGTGCTGATCGAGACCCGGAAAGCCGACACCTGGTCCCTCTGTCCGCAGTGCGATTGCGGACTCGATGCACGCCCTATCCGGAGGGTCGGCGATGAAATTCGCGCTTGCTGTCCGCATGATGCCGCTGAAGATGTTGTTCTCACCGAGCATGACCTGAAACGCTTCTCCGTCGACGGAGAGGGCTTGGCTGGAGAGATCGCGGCATCGGGTGGGCTTGTCGGCAGTGTGGTCCGGATTGATGATGGCCTATGGCTGATCGGCAAGGTGCCTGCAGGCCATTCGGTAGTACTCTGCAGCAACCGTGACAGGTTGGAAGCGCCCGGCATGATCCTTGCAATCAAGGCTGCGGTTAGCGGCACACGCGTGGCCCTGATCGTCCCCGCCATCAATCCGACCCACGCACTTCGATGGCGGGAAGCAGGAATCACGGTACTGGACCTTGGCGAGGTGATGATCCGTGACCAATCCGCCACGGATCGCTTGGGCGTCGAGCGGATCCTTGCAAATCCGCAAGTCGAGGAGGTGTTTTCCGATGGCGTCACATCCAACGTTGCACGGCTTCTGATTTCACGTTCACGCCGCAGCGTTCAACTGGATGGCCGCGATTTCGTCCTGTCGCTGACCGAATTCGATTGTTTCCTTGGTGCCGCAGAAAAGGTCGCGGCAGGATTGGTCATGCTCACTTACCAGGAACTCTACGCCCTGACCAACAGAGCGACGCACCGCGATGTCATCAACGAACTCCGCGACAAGTTGCAAAAGCAGGGCCTGTCGCGGGACCAAGCATTCGATCTGGTGAAGACGGTGCATGGACGCGGACTGACCATCAACCTGCCGGGCCAAGACATCGATATTCGCGATTGAGTCGACCCACGTTTCTCCCACGATTTTCCCACGCCATTCCCACCAATAGCCTGCAGCAAAACGGCAGTTTCGGAACAACAGCAATGATGTTCCGAGGCTTGACCAAATGCACCCCCCGATTTCCCCCGCCGACCTTTCCACCCTGATCGCCGAGGCAGCCGTTGCCGCGCGCCGCCTGCACCGCAAGTTGCTGCTGCCCGCCGCAGATATTGATGATCTGCGGCAAGAGCTGCTGATCGATCTGATCTGCCGTTTGCCCGGCTTCGACTCCCGTCGCGGCAGTATCGGGGCATTTGCAAACATCGTGCTGCGCAACCAGTCGTCACGGATCGCGATCCAGCACCATCGCCAGCGCCGTGCGCATTGCGGAACGATTTTGTCTTTGGACGCGCCCATCGCTGGCAGGACGGAGCCGCTTGGTTGCCTGTTGGCGGAAGCCGATGGGCTGGCTGCCTGGCACGGCCAGGACCTGAGCGCGGCCGAAGATGCCGATCTCCGTCATGACCTTGCCCGTGCGCTGGGCGATCTGCCCGAGGATGCGCGCACCCTCTGCGCGGCGCTCGGCACCTGCGCCATCACCGAAATTGTCAGCCGCACCGGCACCTCCCGTTCTGCCCTTTACCGTCACATCGCCCAGTTGCGGCTCGATCTCGCGATGCGCGGGTTCGGGGCGCAGCGGGACGGTTCACGGGCGGCGTGAGTAGAGGACCTTCATGGAGATGTTCGTCATGCCCCCCACCGCCTTCATCCCGGCCAAACCCCGGCCGCTCACCGACATCGAGTTCTGCGCCTGGATCGGCCAGGCGGTGCCCGGCGACCAGTTGGAGTACCATCGCGGATTTCTCGGCATCGATACGACTGTCGTGATTTCGACGCTGCCAGAGCCTGAACGCCGCAGGCTGGGGGCGCTGGCCAGCGCCGCGCACCGGGCCTTCGAGGCGGCGCTGGTCCATCTGGTGCAGGTGCGTGTCGGCCCGGATCGCTTTGCCTACCTCGCCATCGCGCGGACCAAGCCGCGCCATGTGCCGGTCTCGTTTTCTCAACTCATCGCGACAAAGGAGGCTGCCTGATGCGCGCCGTACTTGCCTGGATCGGGGATCGGCTCCCGCCGTCCCTTTACTTCGCCTTGGCCGGAACGTCGGCCGAAACATCGACCGGAGACACCACCGTGGCCAAACTACCGAGCCTGATCGCGCGCTTGCGCCGTGCATTTCACAGCTTGGACGAATTGCCCGACACGATCCCTGCGCCGTGGCGCGAAGGCAACGAGATCGAACCGCTGCCGATCGAGGTGGCGACCATCGACGATATCGCCTTTGCCGTGGTGGCCGCCAATGCGGATGTCTCGGCCGCGATCCGGCGTTCCTCCGCGCTTGAGCGATTGCACCGCCTCGCTCGCGAGGCAGGGGCACTCGGGACGGACCGCGCCGTTGATGCGGCGCTGAAGCGGGAGGGACGCTGATGGCCATTCCGTTCCCCACCACCGACACGACGGCTGCCCCGCAACTCGCGAATGCCCCCGGTCTCAATGACCTCGACCGCCTGTCCATCGGCGACATCGCTGCCCTGCCGCCCGTTCTGCTGTTCGCCTTGCAGGAAGCCGCCCTTGCGGAAACCGCCCGGGTCAAGCGTCTGCGCGACCGTCTGGAGGCCGGGATCAGCCAGCGCTATGGCGCTGCAACCGAGGCCGAGCGGGCAACGCAAGGAAAGTCCTCCGGCACGGTGCGCATCGAGGATGCGGGCGTGGTGGTGATCGCCGACCTTCCGAAGAAGGTGTCCTGGGATCAGGACCGGCTGGCTGCCATTGCCGCGCGCATCGCAGCATCCGGCGAAGATCCGACCGAATATCTCGAGATCGCCTACCGCGTTTCAGAGCGCCGGTTCGGGGCCTGGCCCGAGGCGATGCGGGAAGGTTTTTCGGCCGCCCGAACCGAGACCACCGGCAAACCCGTGTTCCGGCTCGAGACCCGAGACCGGTAACGCGCGGCGGCGGGACGTCCGAGCGGCAACGCCGGGCAGGTTCCCCTTCGGCACCCGGTCACCCCCGCCGCCGCGCCCCTTTCAATCCTCTGGAGAACCCCATGACTTTTCGCATCATCACCGCTGACGAGCGCATCTCTTCGGCCGAGAACAAAACCTCCCTGGCGATCTTCGGTCCGCCCGGTGTGGGCAAGACGACGCTATTGAAATCGCTGCCTGCCGAGGAAACCGTCTGCCTCGACCTCGAAGCCGGGATGAAGTCGGTGCAGGACTGGCGCGGGGCCTCGATCCCGGTGCGCAGCTTCACCGATTTCCGCGATCTGGTGGTGCTGATCGGCGGGCCCGATCCGGCGCAGCATCCGCAATCCTGGTATGGCACCGAACGCCATGCATGGTTGCAGGCCCAGCACCGCGACAGCGGCATCGAAGCCTTCCTCGGTGCGCGCCGCATCGTGTTTGTCGACTCGATCACCGACCTCACACGGCAGGTCATGGCCTATGCCCGCCAGCAACCCGAGGCGTTTTCGGACCGGACCGGCAAGCCGGATGTTCGTGGAGCTTACGGTTTGCTGGGGCGCGAGGTGATTCAGGCGCTGAAGCACCTTCAGCATGCGCGCGGCAAGACCGTGATCTTTGTCGGCGTGCTGGAAAAGGTCACCGACGATTTCGGGACGGTCACTTGGCAGCCGCAGATGGAAGGCAGCAAGGCCGGACGGGAATTGCCCGGCATCGTGGACCAGGTGGTCTCGATGCAACTGTTCGCCCGCGACGCCGAAGGTGGCTGGGTCTTGGACGAGACCGCCACAGAACGCCGCCTCGTCTGCAAATCCGGCAACCCCTGGGGCCTTCCAGCCAAGGACCGCTCCGGACGTCTGGACATGACCGAGCCGCCCGACCTTGGCGCGCTGCTCGCCCGCATTGACGGCCGCACCAACGCCTATCCCGCCTTCTCCTCCTGATCCTGAAAGGACACATGTCATGAGCTACGATCTGAACGACGCCCAGCCGCAGATGGCCCCCATCGGCGAACTGATCCCGGACGGAACCTTCGCCAAGGTGCGCCTGACCATCCGCCCGGGTGGGGTTAACGGCGCAAGCCCGATGGATGCGGGGCTGCTGAAGGCATCGCAATCCAGCGATGCGCGCATGCTCGATTGCGAATTCACCGTGGTCGATGGCCCCCATGCCCGGCGCAAGTTCTGGCAGAGTTTCACCGTGGCGGGCGGCAAGCTGGACGAGAAAGGGCAGTCCATCGGCTGGAAGATCTCGAAATCCACCTTTCGCGCCATCGTGGACAGCGCCCTTGGCCTTGATCCCAAGGACGAAAGCCCCGGCGCCAAGGCCAAGCGGGTTCTGCCTGGTCTGCGGCATCTGGAAGGCATCATTTTCGCCGCCCGCATCATGGTGGAGCCTGCCTCCAACCCGCAGTACCGCGACCAGAACCGCATCGCCAACGTCGTTCTGCCCGACGAGCCGCAACATGCGGCGATCATGCGCGGTGAAGCCGTCGCGCCTGATCCGGTCAACGCCCCGCCGCGCAAGGCCGCGAGCGTCACGGCACCGGGTTGGCAAGCCCCGGCACCGGCATGGGGTGCGGCGCAACCGTCGCCCGCAGCGCCGAACTGGGGCGCGGCACCGCAGCCCGCCGCCGCACCCGCGCCCGCCTGGGCGACGCAGACTGCCCCCGTAGCCCCGCCCGCACCGCAGGCACCTGCGCCCGCTGCACCGGGGGCACCCGCAATGCCCGCGTGGCTCAATGGCTGAGGCACGACGGACGCGACGGACAGGTGGGTCGGCACGATCACCAACCGTCGAACCAGGTGAGGCTGGGCCGGGAAACCGGCCCATGACCCCGGATGAATGGCAGGCTCATGTGACGCGCGCCGCCGCACTGGAGATCGGAAAATGGCTCGAGGCCCGAGGAAAACTGCACCAACCCATCGCAAGCCTCACCCTCGGCGACCTGGAGGCCATGGCGGTCAACGCGATCTCGCGCTGGATCGTCCTGCAGTCGGAACGCCTTCAGCGGCAGGATTGGCCGCAAGAGGACCCGGTCGCGATGCTCTTGCTCGGGTAGCAATCTGCGCGGTCTGCGCGCGTGAAGCTCGCGGCTTCGGCTACGTCCACCGGCTTCAGCACGACCGTTATCCTTATCACCGCTTCTGCTCGCTCCGCTGTCAGGACGTCGGCAGCGCAATTGCCCAAAGGAACAATGGCATGATCGACAAGACCGCCCGCGAAGCCAAAGCGATCCGCGATGCGCGGATGCATTTCGCTGAAGCCCTGACCGACCTCGGGCTGATGGAGCCCTTCTTCAACCGCACCGCCGCCGACATTGATCGTCTGATCGAGGCGGCCGTGACCGGCTACGTCGACAGCATGCTGGCGCAAGGCGCGGTCAAGGAGCGCACTGGCACCGCCCATGACGATCCGATTCCGTTCTGAGGGGACAAGCCATGATTGATCTGAACGACGATCCACCGACCTGCACTTGGAAGGGGCATCTGGCCGCCGCCACCGACAATGCCGCAACCGATTTCGAGATCGAGTTTTGCGACAGCTTGCGCCAGAAACTCGAACGGTACGGCGCGCGAGCCCAGCTGACGGACGCCCAGTTTCACAAGCTGACCTGCATTGCGCAAGCCGGTGGGTTCTGGGAGCGCGACCAATGATTGACCTGAACCATGGCTCGGGCTGCCTCTATGACCAAGCCACCCCGCCCGCCACCATCGCATCAGCCGTTTCAGCGGCCATCGACTTGGCCCTTGTGGCCCGCAACCGCGGCGAACGGCCCCGCACCTATGTCAGTTCCTCGGGTCTTGGCCGCGATTGCCTGCGCCAGATCCAGTATGACTTTCTCGCCGTGCCAAAAGACGACGGTCAGGAGTTTGCCCCGAAAACCCTGCGCATCTTCGAGGCGGGGCACCGGGGCGAGGACATCGTCGCTGGCTGGCTGCGCATTGCTGGGTTCGATCTGCGCACATCACGCGCCGATGGGCGGCAGTTCGGGTTCGCCGCACTTGGCGGCCGGTTCAAGGGCCACATCGATGGCTGCCTTGTCTCCGGCCCGGTTGCCATGGACTATCCCGCCCTCTGGGAAAACAAGGCACTTGGGGCATCAAGCTGGAAAGACGTGGTCAAGCGGGGCGTCAGCATTGCCCGCCCGGTCTATGCCGCCCAACTGGCGCTCTATCAGGCCTATCTTGATCTGCCGAAGCCCGCGCTGTTCACGGCGCTGAACCGCGACACGATGGAGCTGCACGCCGAACTTGTGCCGTTCGATGCGCGCCTTGCACAGGACATGTCGGACCGCGCCGTCGCGGTGGTGCGGGCGTCCGAAGCTGGCCAATGGCTGCCGCGCATGGCAGCCGACCCCACAGCAGTTGTGTGCCGGGGTGGCATGTCGGCGGGCAAATGGCATGCGCCCTGCGCTTGGGCGGGCAAGTGCTGGGGGAATAATCATGAGTGACTTCACCCCTTCGAACGCTCAGGCCACGGCCATCGCCGAAGTTCGCGATTGGTTCGAAACCCGCACCGACCAACAGCAGGTGTTCCGCCTCTTCGGCTATGCCGGATCGGGCAAGAGCACGGTTCTGAAGTTTGCCCTGGACGACCTCGGCCTGTCACCCCACCGCAGCGCCAAGGACGGCAGCTGCGTACCGGGCGTGGTCACCGCCACCTTCACCGGCAAGGCCGCATTGGTTCTGAACCGCAAGGGCACGCCCGCGCGCACCATCCACAGCCTGATCTATTCGGTGATCGAGTCGACCGAAGAAGAAGTCGCAGCCGCCGCCGTAAAGGTGCAGGAGGCGGAAACCGCCGCCCGCAGGCTGACGGGCTTTGACCGGACGGCGGCCGAAGCCGGGATCGAGGCAATGCGCCAGGCGCTCTCGGCCATGAAACACCCCCGCTTTGCCCTGAACCCGCAGAGCGACGCCGCCGATGCCAAGCTGATCGTGCTGGATGAGGTGTCAATGGTGGGCGAGGAGATGGCGCGCGACCTGATGAGTTTCGGCAAGCCGATCCTTGTGCTGGGCGATCCCGGCCAGTTGCCCCCCATCAAGGGCGAAGGTGCCTTCACCCGCGACGCGCCCGACGTGATGCTCACGGAAATCCACCGCCAGGCGGCCGAAAGCGCGATCATCCGGCTGGCCACGATGGCGAGGATGGGCGAACCCATCGGATTCGGCACTTACGACACTTTCGTGGCAAAGCTGCGCAAAGGCGACATCACCCCGGATCAGGCACTTCGGGGCGGACAGTTGATCTGCGGTCTGAACGCGACGCGGCTGCAGTTGAACAACGCCATGCGCGCGGCAGCGGGGTTTGGCGGGACATACCTGCCCACCGGCGCGGCAGAAAAGATCATCTGCCTGAAAAACCAGAACGACCTCGGGCTGATCAACGGCATGTTTCTGACGCTGGAAGGCATCGTCGACGAAGGCAGTCTCCATTTCTCGGCCATAGTCCATGATGAGGATGGTCGCCGGGTCGGGCCCCTTGATCGCGACGGCCGACCGGGCCGTTTGCGCGTCTACAAGGGGCATTTCGAGGATCATGTCGCCAATGACCCCAAACGTCACGACCGTGACTGGAAGGACAAGCGCCTTCTGACCGAAGCCACCTTCGGCTGGGCGATCACAGCCCACAAGGCGCAGGGCTCGCAATGGGAGAATGTCATCGTCTGGGATGACGGGATGGGCCGTACCGATCTCGACCGCCGCCGCTGGCTTTATACCGCGATCACCCGGGCCGAACGTGGCCTGGTGCTGCTGGCATAAAGGGAACGCGATGATCGACCTGAACGATGTCGCCACTTACAACCCGCGCCGTGATCTGGCGGCGGTGCGTGACCGGCTGGCCATCACGGCCAACGACTGGCTGCCGCAGTTGTTTCCGGAGGCGCAGCTTGCCCGTGACCGGCGCGCGTTGCGTTGCGCCGATCTTTCCGGCCGGGCCCCGCGCAAGGAGGGATCCTGCACCATCCATCTCGATGGGCCCTATGCCGGCTGGGGTTTCGATTATGCCACCGGCGAGCGTGCGGGCCCGATCGACTTGATCGCACAGGCAACCGGCCTCGCTGACGGAGCACTTTTCGACGAGGCGGCGCGCATCGCGGGCATGGACCACCCGGCGCCTCGGTCCGCACCGCGCCCAAAGCCCGATCATTCCGCCGAGATCGCCAGGCTTATCGCTGGCGCCGTCCCGTTGGCGGGCTCCGTGGGTGAAGACTACCTCCGCGCGCGCGGGCTATCGGATGCTGCCTCGCCGGATCTGATGTTCCATCCTGACCTTGCTGATTTCGAGACCAAGCGCGGTTGGCCGGGGCTGATCGCAGTGGCGCGGTTCGCCAACGGTGATCGGTCGCCCGGCATCCATAGGACATTTCTTCTCGATGACGGCAGCGCCAAGGCCCCCGCGGGCAAGAAGATGCTGGGTTCGGTGGCAGACGCCGCAGTGCGCCTCTACGCCATGCCAGACGACGGCCACCTTGGCGTGGCCGAAGGCATCGAGACGGCAATTGCCGCACACGACCTGTTCGGCACAGCGGTTTGGGCGGCCCTTTCGGCCGATGGGCTGGCGCGCTTTCGCTGGCCCGAGGGCACGACGCGCATCACCATCTACGCTGACGCGGGCGATGTCGGGCGTCAGGCCGCCGCGACCTTGTCCGACCGGCTGAACCGGGCCGACATTCCAAATGAAATCGTCTTGCCCCTCCACGGCGATGATTTCAACGACGACCTGATGCGTGGAACCTGCGCCGCTGATTATCGCTCTGGCGAGGGCGCTGCTGCGACCAGTCCGGCGGCCGAGCTGGAAACCCGCCCTTTCGGCGACAATGACATCGCGGCTCTCGTCACCGCTGCCGAGGCACTGACCGACCCACCCGACATCACGACCCTTGGCCAGCTTCTCGGCCGCATCGCACTTGCGCGGTTGGACCCGCTGCCAGTGCGCCAGATCCTCGCGCACATCAAGGTCGCGACCGGAATTCCCATGGCGATCCTCGAAAAGCAGATGACGGAACTCGGTCGCCGCGTGAACGCCAGTGGCGATCCGAATGCACGCATTTCCAAACCGGCTTGGTACAACCGCCTGCGTCAGGACATGGCGGGAACACCAGAACGCAACGAAGCCAATGTCATCATTGCCCTGACCTCCGATGTCGCCTTCGCCGGAATTCTGGCCTTCGACGACTTCGCGCAGGCAATCGTTGTGCGGCAACCGCTGCCATGGGATGGCGCGACCGGCCCATTTCCCCGCCCGTGGGAGGATACGGACGAAGTTCGCACCGCCGAATGGCTGCAACTGCGCGGCGTCAACATCGCCCCCATGGTGGTCGGACGTGCCATTGGAGCGGTGGCACGCGATCATCGCATCCACCCGGTTCGGGACTGGCTGGATCACCTGCGCTGGGATGGCACGCGCCGGATCGAAACGTGGACCAGCACCTATCTCGGGGCCGAACCCACTGCCTTCCATCACACCGTTGGCGCGCTGTGGCTGATTTCTGCGGTCGCCCGCATCTTCCGGCCGGGGGTCAAGGCCGACCACATGCTGATCCTCGAAGGACCGCAAGGCGCGCGGAAGTCCACCGCACTCAAGGTGCTGGCGGGCGAGGAATGGTTCACCGACGAGCTGCCCGAGCTGGGGTCCAAGGACGCGGCGATCCACATGCAGGGGATCTGGATCGTGGAAATCGCTGAACTCGACGCCATAGGCCGCGCAGAAGTGTCCCGCATCAAGGCGTTCCTGACCCGCACCACCGACCGTTTTCGCCCGCCCTATGGCCGCTACACTGTCGAGGTTCCCCGTCAATGCGTCTTCGCGGGCACGGTCAACCCCGACACCTATCTGCGCGACGAAACCGGCAACCGCCGCTTCTGGCCGCTCCGCTGTGGTACCATCGACATCGCGGCTCTCGCCCGCGACCGTGACCAGGTCTGGGCCGAAGCCGTCCACCGCTTCCGCGAGGGTGCGATCTGGTGGATCGACGATGCGGCGCTATTGGCAGAAGCCCGCGAAGAACAGGATCGTCGCTACCAGTCCGACGCCTGGGACGATCTTATCGAACATTGGATGACACACGAGATCCGAACGGTTTCGGACGGTTTCCCCGACTACGGCAACTCCCGCACGGAAAGCGTGGCGCGAGCGACGCCGCTGGCAGACGTGTCGGTGGGCGAGATCCTGGAAGAGGCCATCGGGCTCGAACCCGCCCGCTGGACCCGCGGCGACCAGATGCGCGTCTCCGCCTACCTCAAGGCAAACGGCTGGGAGCGGTATCGACGGCGCGATGAACGCGGACGCGAAGCGCTACGGGAGTGGCGGTATCGGATACCTCCGAAGACGATCCCCTGCACACGGGCGTGATGCGAGGAACTTGCGTAGGATACTGGATGATGGAGAATTCGGGTTGGCAGAGACTAGATGCTGTGGCAAAGATGAGAAAAAATACATCAGGGAGACTGGCGAAGTGACATACCAAGAGCGGGTCGCAGCATGGATCACCGCGTGCTTCCCTGCCTCGGCGCGCGGAAACGTGTCCGAGCGGTCTCATCGGTTTCTTGAGGAAGCGATTGAACTGGCTCAAGCGAGCGGGTGCACTAGGGAGGACGCGCGGATAATCGTCGATTACGTCTTCGATCGGCCCGCCGGCGCACAAGAACAAGAGGTCGGCGGCGTCATGGTCACGCTTGCTGCCTTGTGCAATGCGCTAAAACTGACGATGGATGATGCAGGAGACAAAGAACTGGCGCGAAACTGGGAGAGAATTGACGCTATCCGACGCAAGCAAGCCTCAAAGCCCGTCGGTTCTCCTTTACCCCAACGAGTTGAGAGTCGTATTCATGCGTCGGTGTCCAGATCATGATATCGCCCGCGACCGTGCGGGGTCCGCTGGGTGATTGTCTCGTTCGGGACCGCTCGTTTGAAGGAGATATGCCTCGTGTTAAGTGAGGCTGAAATCGCTTTGGGCACGGTAAACGCAAAGGCACTTGTGTCGATTATCGCAGACATCGAGGCGCACGAGAACGCCGAAGAAATGTTGGACTTCATGGACGGGATCGTTCACGCAAAAAGCAATGATACGCTCGAGATTTCTTTCGGAGGCAATTATTGCGCACACCTTGTTCCGGTTGGGATACGCTTTCAGCGGGGCAACAACGGCCAGGCCATCTGGTCCACTGTCGAGCGACTCAAAGTTACTGCGATAGGGGAATGTGATGCCTGCTGATGGCGGCCAAGTTGCCGATTGGTTCTCCAAGCCCGGGGACGCTATTTGTGCGTTGATGCATCGTCGAGGCGTAACAGCTGACGATCTTGCAACACATCTCGATGGCGGCTTCAGTGAACTCAGAGGCCTTCTGGAAGGGCACAGTCGCATCGATGCCCGTTCGTCTGAGGTGCTGAGCCAGTACCTTGGCGGGAGTACGAAGTTCTGGCTCAAGCGGCAGGAGAACTTCGAGCAGGCCCTTGAAAGGGCTGTAGAGGCTGCGGCGGAACACGCAGACGATTGGTTCGGCACCGTGCCTATTCCTCGATCATCTGGTCGAAGGCCCGCTACGGACAAAGCGGTTCGAGACGAACTACGTCGTCGGATGCTCTTCTACAGCGTCCCGACTATTTCGACATGGGAGCAAAGGTACGGCAGGATCTGTACTGAAACGCACTTCCGGCGCTCCATGAGTTTCATGCCTTTGAACTCGGCGGTCCTTCTTTGGTTAAGGCGCGGAGAGTTGGAGGCAGAACTCGTCCAAACCCGTTCGTGGTCGCCTCAAAGACTTGAGGAACGACTGGATCGCATACGCCAACTCACCAGGATCAATCACCCTTCACGCTTTCTTCCGAAGCTCCGCTCGATCTGCGCCGAAGCCGGCGTCGCTGTCGTCATTGTCCGGACCCCGGATGGATGCCATGCGAGCGGTGCAACCCGCCTAGTCTCTGCGGATAAGGCGATGATCCTCCTTAGCTTCCGACATCGTTCCGACGATCAGTTCTGGTTTACGGTGTTTCATGAAATCGGGCATCTGCTGCTCCACGGTGCCGACACGTTCGTCGACAGCGACGAAACACCCACTGATGAACTCGAGCTGCAAGCAAACGATTTTGCACGGCAATGCCTGATTCCGCCCGAACGAGAGGAAGAGTTTCTTCGCCTTAAGGCTGTCAGAAATTCGATCATTCGATTCAGTGTATCAGTGGGAATAGCGCCCGGATTGACGGTTGGGCAAATGCAACACCGGAAGATGATTGAACACAGTCAGATGAATTTTTTGAAACGTCGATGGAAATGGGACGAAATTGATCACGCCTGTGTGTAGAGACTACCCTTTGAAGTGTATGAAGTCCCGTGGTGACTTTTGCCAATTACACAGAGCGTCTTCGAGGACGGCCATGCCCACTTGGATGTCGCCATCAAGATCGTCGAGCATCTGTTGAAGCCTTGCAGGCGACGTGTTAGCAATTGCAGACCCGTTGAAGAGCAGTCTTGCACCTCGGCTTGGCCCTGTCGCTCCCTGCAAATATGCCGAGAGAGGCTGCATCGCGACGATGCCATAGCGCGCGAAGAGCATCAGGTAGTCGAACTTCGCAAGCCGGCCGAAACTTGGGACATTCAGCGATCTGTAAAGCGTGTCGAACCGGTCATTCGGACCATGGGCCAAGACTACTTGGAGGAACGCCTGGTGGCCTTGCGGTCCGATGAGCCTGACGTACTCGCGAACGACATGGCCAGTATATCTGGCTGAACCCGGTCGAAGGCTTTCATACTTCCTATGGTTGCCGAACTTCCCGCGAATGCTGGTCCAGTTCGCGGCCAACCATGCATCAAAGGCAGCAGGATTGCCCGAAACCGATGGCCAGTCCCAGAGACCGATGCCAAGCATTCCATAGACGTCCTGCAGACGCAGCCAACCACTATCGGCGGGCTTCGCGAAGTGTGTCATGAGAAAAACGAGCCACGCAGCCTCGTCGATATTGCCACTAGCGACATGAAAGGCGACGGCCCGCTCTGGGTTGAAGAGGGCGTCATGAGGATCTGCCCTGCGCGGCGAGACGGGACGTGATTGGACAAGTCCGTAGAAGTCTTCTCGCCGTATGCTGGCGACGAGCTGAAGCGTCAATGTGTCAAGAGCCCTTGCATCCTGAATGCCCGGTAAGGGTCGTGTTTGGGCTGCGTGGGAAAGAAGAGCAGCACCGAATTGCTGACGTTGCGTGTTTCTTGTTGGCCAGGTCATTTCGATCTTCCGCTAGTCAAGATGCCGCATCATGATTATTCGTCGGTGGCAGTTCGTTCACAAAGGGAAGATACACTTGATTGACAAAGGCTGATCTCAGCTCTGACAAGTCCTCGCGCCGACGCCTTGCCCAGTGCACCTGGAGCAGTCGCACTATGTCAGCCCAATACGGATCATCTATCACGTCTTCTGCTTTGAAACTCTCTCCATTTCTGATGCGGTTCTCTGCATTGAGCAATATTGGAACAACATCACATGGATTCCGGTTGGGCATCTCTGGCATCTCATTAGGTCTTTGATGTCCCTCGAGAATATATTGCTTCACTGCATCGATATGCTTATCGTAAATGTGCATCGAGCCAACATGGTGGATATACATACCTATTTTGGCATCAAGTCGACGTGACAGCATCTCTTGCAGCATAGTGAAGCAGAACACATCATGCGGCAGCCCAAGATATGCATCATTTGACCTCATTGTCACAGACATGTGTAGCATATTGTCGCGTAGATGAAACTGAAGCGTCGTTGTGCACGGAATTTCTTTCTTCTCGACCGCAATGTCGTCAGCGTCAAAAAGCTGAATTACTGCGCGCCGGCTCCCGGGTCTATTGGACAGAAGCCAGATGATACTTCTTAGCTGATCGATACAACCGTTTTTCTGCAGCAGGCGCGGCCCATATGCACCCTCTAGTATTCCATCCACCGCATCATGCTTGTACTGCTTAATATAGGGCTCGATGAATTCGAGCTTATTGGAGCCCGAAAGGTACCAAAGTAGTTCTCCCAAAGCGCTAAATGGCTTCCCACGGCCCTCAGACCGGCTCAATCGCGCTCTTGGCTGGAGGACTCTTAGTGTTACGCCAAGGAGCTCGACGTTGTTTCCTCTCGATCCCAGATTCTCTGATCCCTCGGCGAGTAATTTCTCATACAGCCCGATCAATACACCGTCGAGACTGTCCCCGACTATTTCCATGAAACAAAGCTCTCCGCTCGAACCGTGATCTGGTCACTCAACTTTATGATGTTCTTCCGGTCGGCGGTGGTCAAGCGAAGTTACCTCGTCTCGCAGGGATCCGATCAAACGGCTCGGCCGTACCTGTATTCCCGCCCGTAATGGGTAAAGCCGACAAGTTCGTCCCAACCCCCACGGTGGTCCCAACGCTGTCCCAACCTCCGAACGGGGTTGGGGACACGAAAAGCCGTTCAAAAACAACGATGTCCCCAACCTCACCCCTTGGTCCCGACCATTTGCTTTACATTCATGTAGGAGAACGGAAAACGTCAGGACCATTTTTCTGTATACGAGAATAGAAGGACGCCCGTTGGGGACGCCGAGGTTGGGACCACATCCAGTCAAGGCATTGATGGCGATAGATAAAGGGCTGTCCCAACCCCCTCGAAGCTTGGGGCCACGCGTTCGGAGGTTGGGAACAGGAGAGGTCGAACGCCGATCCCCACCAGCCGCCGAATCCATCGCCTTTTTCGCTTTGGCCGAGGGCCGCCGGATGCTACAATTTGTGGTGACCGAAGCCGAAGGCCCATTCTCTGTGAGCCTTCACCATGAACCAGACGATCTCCATGCCGGAACTGCGCCTCGAACAGGGGCGCGTGTCCGCTTCATGCATCCTCGCGCTTGATCTCGGTACCTCCACCGGCTGGGCCCTGCGCGGCCACGACGGTCTGATCACCAGCGGCACCGCAACTTTCCGTCCCGGCCGCTTCGATGGTGGCGGTATGCGCTATCTGCGCTTCACCAACTGGCTGAGCGAAATCGACGGTCTCTCGGGCCCGATCTCAGCCATCTGGTTTGAAGAGGTGCGGCGGCACGCGGGCACCGATGCGGCCCACATCTATGGCGGACTGATGGCGACATTAACGGCTTGGGCCGAACTGCGAGGCGTGCCGTATCAGGGCGTGCCAGTCGGCACCATCAAGCGACATGCCACTGGCAAGGGGAATGCGCCGAAAGAGGCCATGATCGCGGCGGCCAAGGCCAAGGGGTTTTCGCCCGCTGACGACAACGAAGCCGACGCCATCGCTATCCTTCTCTGGGCCATCGAGACCAATGGGGGCGTCGCATGAGGTGGCACCCCCGAGGCTATGGCGGCACGCGCCGTGACCCTGAGCAGGTCAAGCAAGACGGTTGGCATGACCAAGGTCTGCTCGCGGTGTCGGTCGACGATCCCCGGCTCACCTGGCCCGAGCGTGAACTGGTCCGCCAACTGGGAAACAAACTCTATGGCCAACGCGCCGATAGCCGGGAGGCCGCCAATGGATGACTGGACGCCAGCCACGGTCGACGCGCGGCTCGAAAGCGCCGCCAATGTTTTCAGCATTCTGCCCGAGGTGAAGCCGCAGGGCTACTTCAACGCCTGGCCCGAATACTTCCACAGTTTCGCAGACAAGGTCGGCCAACAGCCTCAGATGCGGCGGCCAAGGCCCAGCCCGCGCCAAATCACCCAAGCCGAAGAGACGTTGCTTTGGCTACGCTGGCTGGATCCCGACGATGCCCGGCTCCTATGGCTGCGGGCCAACCGGACACAGTGGAAGCCGATCTGCTGGGAACTCGGCATCA